CTGTGACTTGGTGAATACTTTACTTTTAAACAACTTTAGTTTGTTTCGTTTAGTACACACTGAGTCATAGAGGACTTTTTATGTCTTACGCTAAGAAGGCGCTTGTTTTAGCGTCTGCTCTTTTAATGGGAGCACCAACTGCATTTGCAGATACGATTTCTGGCACAGATTTTGAGTCTGGAAATACCTCAGGATGGAATACTGGAACTCAAACAGGAACATTAGACAGTACAATCACTGGGCAGGGAACTGGTGTTAGTGTTGTAGATAATCCAGTAATCTTCAATGCACCCTCTCACGGAGCAGTAGGAAGTCCAACTCTCCAAGATGGTTCTCCTAACCCATACCACGCACCCGCAGTAACACCAACAACTTGGGAGTTTGCTCCTTATGGGGATGCTGGTGCTGCACTACAACCAAATGGTCAACAAACATTTAATCAAGCAACACAAGCACTTGGATTAACATCAGCAGAAAATCAAGAAATAAAAACTCTTCTTCAACAGCAGCAACAAGCATCTGGATTAGGAAATCCAAATCCAACTGATGCTGCTTGGATTACAAAGTCAGTGACTTTGCAAACTGGAACAGTTTATACAATGTCTTGGAACTACATTGGAACTGATTATGTTCCTTTCAATGATGGTTCCATTACATCACTTGTCTATCAGGGGACAGGTTCATCTCCAACAGTAACAGTTAATAACCAACTTCAAAACTATGCATTACTTGGATTTACTAATCCAGGAACAGGTGACTATTCAACTGGAACTTATGGTTCTACTGGATGGCAGTATTCAACATATCAAGTAGGTGCTGATGGTGATTATCTCTTAGGATTTGCAGTATTCAACCTCGGAGACACTGCATTATCACCAGTTCTCTTAGTTGATAGTCAGCCTGGAACTACAACACAGAACGGTCAAGCATTTACACCTGTTGCTCCAAACAATCCAGATGCACCATCTGTTGATGAAGTAGCACCAACCCCAACTCCCGAACCAGAACCTACTCCTGAACCAGAACCTACTCCTGAACCAGAGCCAACACCAGAACCTACACCAGAACCCACTCCTGAACCTACACCTGAACCTACACCTGATCCAACTCCAACCCCAGATCCCACACCAGAGCCAACACCAGAACCCACACCTGATCCAACACCAGAACCAGAGCCAACACCAGAACCACAACCACCAACATTATTAAACTCTGTTACTGTTCCTGCACCTGGACTTCCTGTTGTTGTCACTACTGAGGTGACTCATACTTCATCTGAGAAGGATGGAGTTCAAAAGATTAGAAGAGATTTTGCAACTACAAGTCAAACTCCTTTATTGCAGCAGGATACTTATAGCGATGGAACTGTTATAAGTTCATTACTTCTTTCTGTTGATACAAATAATACTCACGATGTTCTTTCTGGACGTATTGATCAACACGAAGTTTTAGATAAGATTGGTGGTGGATTACAAAACCTTCTCATCCACGAACCAACTAAACCTACCACAGATAAAGTAAGAGTATTCAGCAACAATTATTATGCTTGGTCTTATGGTGATTATGGATACACTGGTAAATCTCTGATTATTGGTGGTGGATTAGAAATTGATATCAAACCAACTTGGACTATTGGTGGTCAGTATAATAATGTCAATATTGATTTAGGTGGTGTTGATAGCACTTCTAATCTTGTTAAGAGTCATTATGGTGTGTTTAATATGTTGCGTGGAAACACACTATCACTTTTAACAAATGCTGGTTTCTCCCAGAACAAATATAATGTATCCAGAAATGTTCAGGGTATCTTTAATAATGAAAGTTCAACACAAGGAAAAGAGTGGTTTGTTAATAACAGATTATTCTGGCATCTCAATAAGAACGTAACTCCATTTGTTGGATACACTGTTGGTAATTATCAAAGAGATGGTTTTACTGAAACTGGTTCTATTCAGTCTAGAAGAACTGTAGATGCTATAAACAAAACTTCACATTCTGGTGAGGTTGGTCTAAATATTTCACATCGTTTTGGTGGTAAGAAGAAGGATTTATTCGGCATAACTGTCGGTGGTTCTTATGAAACCAGCGGAATGATTGAGGCAAATGCTTCTGTTGATTATAAGGAAATGGTAGTTATTGAAGGAATTCATCAAATTAATGATGGAGTTTCTAACACAGTAGTATCTGCAAAACTTAAATTTAAGTTCTAAAATCCTAAATATAAAAGACATCATCACAAGGACTGATGGATACGCCAAACAAAAGAGAAAAGTGTATGAGTACTGTTATTCGTATTGCGATTTTGGGTTGGTCTGCCGCTCTTCTTACTGCTAGTTATGCTGGGGCTCTATCTAAGATGGACCCCACTTTTATTGCTACTGTTTTCACCGCATCTGCTGCTACTTTCGGTATTAACACAATGAAGAAGGGTGGTGATGATGATGAAAAGAAAGAAGAACCACCACGTAGAGAAGTCGTAGTGGAACCTACACCAGAACCATCAGCACCAGAAGTTGCTGCTGTAGAACCAACTCTTGAAGAGAGAGTTGAAGTATTAGAAGGTCAAGTACAACCACGCACAGGTGGAGCATAATGGCAAAGTCTGCAAACAAAGGTAAGAAGGGTTCTGCTAATAATAAAAAGCAGAATCAGGGAAATGCAACTGCTAACAAAGCAAAGAATGGCGGCAAGAAAAAGTGATTGAGTTTGTGACTTTAACTATTGTTGGACATATGGTAGTTGGACCTAACTTATGCCAAACTGATTTTTTAGGTGATACGCAAATATACACATTTACATACCAATGCCAAGAGAATGGAACACTCCTAAACGAGAGTGTTGGAATGCTCCCATCCACAAAATACTACAAGCAATAGACAATCACACTCGTCTTTATATGGAGACGGGTGATTTTTGGCATGAAGAACAGGCCCAGATATTGAGGAAGTATGTAAAAGATTTGAAAATCTGGATACACAAAGAAGAAGGTTGGTGGAACGAATGAAAAAGTTATTCACCTCATTTGGTTTAATTTTATCATTATCATTTCCTGCAATAGCATCATCTTTAGCATCAAAACAACCTACAGTCAGACCTTATAGTGCAGAGGCAATGGGTTGCATGATTCTTTTAGAATGCACTGAGGGTGTAGAAAAACTTTCAGTGGATTCTGAATTACTAAAAAATCCAGACTTTGATCCATTCAGAGAGGAATTGAAAAGGATTATTACCGCTCTTGATAGTGTAAATGTTCCAGTTTATGTTGCCCCAGAAAGATATTTCACTCCAAGAACGGTAGGGTTATATAAACCAAACTACAATCGTTTCTTTGTTAATGAAACTCTTCTTAAAGATCCAAGAGAGTTTTTAGGAACAATGAGACATGAAGGATGGCATGTCGTTCAGGATTGTATGGGTGGTGGATTGCAAACATCCTTTATGGCTCAAGTCCATCAGGATAGTGAAATTCCTGCTTGGATCATGAAAAATACTAGACTTACATATGAATCAATGATGCAAAGTCGTGCAGTTCCTTGGGAAGCAGATGCAAACTGGGCAGAAGAACAGTCAAATGTAACTGCTGAAAAGATAGAAATGTGTGCTAAGGGTCCTTTATGGGATCAAATTCGTCCTACACCAATGACTATGGATTGGTTAATTGGATGTGGATTTATGAAACCACAAGAAGGTAAGTATCCATATTATCCAAATAAAAAAGTAGAGTATTGTACTGAAGGTAAGTATTGATGGACCAGTTCCCTTGGGGTGTTGTAATATTATTATCCTGCGGACTTGCCTTTACTGCATATATCATTTACTACATATTAAAGTTAGCAAACGAGGAGATGAAAGATGAAACATCTGAGTCTAATTCTATCAATCACAAGTCTGGGCATTAGTGCTGCTATTGGGGTAGGAGCATACATTACTTATCAAAAAGCACAGAAAATCTTAGACAATCCAGAAGCATTTGTTGGTGCTGTTGTAGAGAAGCAAGTTAATAAAGCATTTGAAAAATTACCCATTCCTAAACTAAATACTGAGAAGTTCAAATTACCATTCTAATGGATAAGGATCCTTATATCTACAGAATTAAACAAGTTCTAAAAGTTGTAGATGGTGATACTATTGACGCTGCTATTGATCTTGGTTTTGATATCTCCCTTACTAAGCGAATTCGTCTTGCTGGTGTTGATACCCCAGAGAGCAGAACAACTGATCTCAAAGAGAAAACACTTGGTCTTGAAGTTAAAGAATGGCTTAAAAAGAAACTAGAAGGTCAAACTGATATTATTGTAAAAACAGAACTCCCAGATTCTACTGAAAAGTATGGTAGAATTCTAGGACATTTGTTTATTGGGGATAAAGAAGTATCCGCAGTTAATAAAAAGAAGTCTGTTAATCAGATGATGATTGATGAAGGATATGCTTGGGAATATGATGGTGGTACAAAGAAGAAAGATTTTGCTTTACTGGAATCAAAAAGAAAGGCGGGCTGATAATTTCTTAGCAATCTTTTTCGGTGGGGCATAGAGACCTTTAAATCTCTCTTGCCCTTCTTTTGTAAACCTATCTTTTACTGGTTCATCAATAATAACTTTATTCTCTATTTCGTATAGAGTATTTTTTTCAATTTCATCACGAATATACTGTTCTACATTATCTGTTTGTGCTACAAGTCTTGTTCCTTCTGATGAATATTCAAATATATCAATGTGCCCTCCTTCTGACATTACATAATGTAGGACAGGTTTGACTTGTTTGATTTTGATCTTAAACTTATTCTTTGTCGCTTCTTTAATGATTGGTTCAGCAGCATTCTTTAATACATTGAGAACTGCTGTAGATGCCATAGTAGCAGCAGTAGTGACTACTGCGACAGCACCAGCCGTAGCAACAAGAGAAGGGTCAGGTAAATTAATATTGACTCCATAGACTGAAAAAGTTGGTTGAGGTTTATCTGCGGGAACTTCTGCAATAGGAGTTGGTGTTTGGGTTGGAGTTGTTTGAACTATCTGAGGCAACTGGGGGGCAGGAGTAGGATCTGGTAATCCTCTTGCTTTATCTTGTGGTGGTTGCTGTTCTTGCTGCTTTTGTGCATTTACAGCAGCATCAAACTCTGCTTGAGTGGGAACATTAATTACTGGATATTTAATTCCAGTATCTGGCATTAAAATTACAGGAAGTTCCATCCCACGAACAACGGGAACTTCTACATTTTTTGTGGCAGGTGGGTTGATAGTGGGGATAATACTGGGACCATTAACACCAATATTTTGCACTTGATTGGCATTAATTCCTATATTGGCAATTCTATTGGTATTACTTATTGGTTCTATTGGCATTTACCACATCCTCAACCTTAGGATATTTCACAACGACATCCGCACAAATTTTAAAATAAGGACTGTCTGGATGAAACATAATACCAGCCTTATATGCTTCACCACATTTTAATAATCTAACCAACTCAAAATCGAGTCTTGCTTTGTCTGCTTCGGCTTGTTGTCTGGATATTTCAACTCTTGCTCTTGATTTACAAATCTCTGTAAGACTTCCATCAAGAGGAAAGTTAAAACCCATTGAGAATCCAGCATTTCCTGTATGTGATTGGTATGCTTCTGGGTCTTTAGTTCCATTCAAATTTCCCATAATAAAAGGAGACAAACTCATCGTTGGACCTTGACAACTCACACCAGAACCAAAAGTATTCATAGCATAGGGACCTTGAAGCACTTGAACTGCTTGGTTAGTTACGTTACCAGTAGCAGATGCTGAAGGTCCTGCAATATTTGTATTTGAAGGTGCTTGTTGTGCTCTACCCGATGCTGTTAATAATAGAACTATTATTGGGTAAATACAGAGACTGAGTTTGTTGTAGAATCGGTTGTGGTAGTTCTTTCGATCCATGTTTCTTTTGCCACGCCAGGTCCAAGTGTTGTTTCACTAAACTGGAATGGAGCACCTTGATCCATAATGCTATAATTCGTTCCAGGAGCAGGTGTTCCTGGTATATTAATATTTGTACCTGTCACTGTATAAGACGTTCCAGTGGTATACTCTATTTGTTTGATTGTTTCTATAATCTCAGTATGAGATTCTGTAGTTGCTGTTATAGTGCCTCGGGTAAAATTGGGCACAACAGTATTAGCCATAGCGGGAGTACAAATGACTCCCGCTGCTAAAAGCAAGACGGGAGTTAGGTGTCTCATTTGAATACGCTCAGTTCAATACTACGTTGTGCTGTTGCACTAGTGCCAGGACCACCAGCAGTTACGGTAGGAACACCCGTTGGTGATAGTGTGCCAGCGAGTGTACCTTTATCTCCTGCTAACTGAGTAGTAGAGTTGCCATAAAGGTTGGGAGCAGCAATTGCTCCAGCACTAACCGACAGAGTGGACAGGGGTATCAGCAGCATTGAAAGTTTCTGAAAAAGTGAATGCTTGACCCGCTGTATTGATATCATAAGTTCCAGCACCACCTACACCACCAAATGAAGTTGCTTGAATATTTGTTCCCGATGCTGAGTATGAAGCACCGATTCTTGTTGATTGTACCGCAGCACCCTGAACTGATAATTGAACAGAATCAGTAATTTTTGATGTGATTTCAGACGCACTTACAGGAGTAATTAAGAATAACGAAAAGATAAAAGTTAATCTTTTCATTTTTCTTATCGTGATAGACACTGTAAGTATTTAGCAAATACTCTTAAAATAAATATCTAAAAGAGACAATGTTAATATCTTTCAATGAACACTTATTCTAGAGCACTTTATTATATTGATATGAACGATGTTAAGCAAAAGCATCAACAGAAACTAATTGAGAAAAAAGTGCAAGAAGAAAAGCTGAGGGAAGAAAAAAAATATATTGCCTCAGTAATGAAAGAAAAAAAATATGACTGGAGAAAAAAACTTAATGAGCAGATGACAACATCTGACATACTTTTTACGACACTTCCTGCAGTTGGCAATACTGATCTTGCAAATCCACAATGGAATATAACTGCAGGAACTAGTTACAGTTCATCTGGTTCATCTGCAACAATAACGAATACTGGTAGTATTGGACCAGGCGGAGTTACGAATGGATTTATAAGTCGTTTTGACACTTCTTATTATGATACTTTAGTTTTTGATGTTGAAATAACTGGAAATTCTATATTGGCAGATTCATCTGGCGTTATTGCAACATCCTCCGGAACGTATAGTATGACAGTTCCTCAGGCAAAAAGTAAATCTTTGGAGTTCCTTTCTCCTGCACTTTCAAATGGTACAGTTACTATTAGTAATCTGAGATTCCAAAGAAGAACTTCATTAAATGTTTTTATTCCTCTTGATAGTCCAGATGCAACTTCTTTTGTAAGAACTGGTAGTGGTGATTTATCTCCAGAAGAAAAGCAAAAGAGACTAAAAGAAATGCTTGAAGCTTCTGATGAATATGTTCAGCAAATGTATGGGGATGAGTTTCCTGGATCAGGATCAGCTCCTCCGGGAGAGGCAGGTGACACTCCTGGCGTTGAGATTGCTCAGATACAACCAATAGAACCCGCCCAACAAAGAAGAGGAGCTACTGGTGTTGGAGTTCCAGATACAACAGGAACTTCGCCTGGATCAAATCCACCACCAAGAAGTCAAATGAATTATCCAAAGGAGTGGTTGCCTAAACAAGCATAGGGGCTTGACGGGAGCGGGAAACCGTAGTATGATAAATAGGTAAACAAATGTTACGGATTTCTCATAAATCTTAACATTGTTAAACACCCCGTAAACCGAGACCTCTAGGGTGTATAAAAACGTCTCTCATACCCAGTCTGAGGGTGACTGGGGAATAGTAACTCCACCATTTCCCTGATGGTCTTACTACTCATTTAAACAAATGACTGCTACACTTTCACAACAACGACAATCGAATACTTGGGAACAGTTCTGCAACTGGGTTACTTCAACCGACAATCGCATTTATGTTGGTTGGTTTGGAACTCTGATGATTCCTTGCCTACTTGCTGCTACGATCTGTTTCATCATCGCATTCATCGGTGCTCCCCCTGTGGACATTGATGGTATCCGTGAACCCGTTGCTGGTTCACTCATGTACGGAAACAACATCATCTCTGGTGCTGTGATTCCTTCGTCCAATGCAATTGGACTG